ACCGGCCCGACTGGTCTGACAGGTCTTACTGGCGCGACTGGTGCCACGGGTCCGACAGGCGTTACAGGCAATCCGGGTGCCACTGGTCCCACGGGTCTAACTGGGGCTACTGGCCCAACTGGTCTTACGGGTGCCACAGGTCCAACAGGCCCAACCGGCCCCGGCTTCAGGTGGCTTGGTGCATATAGTGGCGCAACATCATATGTTGTGAATGATGTAGTCAGCTATACGGACGGCTCCAACTACATCTGTATTCTTGCCTCCACCGGAAACATTCCGACCAACACCACTTATTGGGCGCTGTATACATCTGCTGGCGCTACAGGGGCGACCGGGCCGACTGGTCTTACGGGTGCGACAGGTGCTACTGGGCCTGTTGGTGCAACTGGTCTTACGGGTGCCACGGGCGCAACTGGTCCCGTCGGTGCTACAGGTCCGACAGGCGCTACTGGTCCCTCTGGAACTCCTACGCCCGCTGGTTCCACGACTCAGGTTCAATACAATAATGCTGGCGCACTTGGGGCTTCTGCGAACTTCACGTTTGATGGCACATCAACGGTAGCCATAACATCCACGGATGCTGGCGCTACTTTTGCTCCGCTACTTAACCTTTATCGCAATAGTGCGTCTCCTGCCGCTTCGGATGTTCTTGGCCGCGTTGCATTCAGCGGCAAAGATAGCGGTGGTGCAGCGCAGGACTACGGATATATTCAGGCTGAAATTACCACTGCGACAGCGGGGTCAGAAGATGGTTATCTGTCCTTCTGGACGGTTGGTTCTGGTTCCGTAAGTGAAAAATTCCGTATTCGTGCAGATGGAAATATTGGTCTTGGTTCTTCTGGTTCCGCAACAGCGTCTCTTTTAGTGGCTAAAGATGCTAAAGGAGGAACTGGGTACAACAATGTTCAAGTAAGTTCTGAAATCCAATCTGGCGTAACAGCCACGTATCGCGGAGTCCTGTCTAGCCCTTCTACTGCCGCAGCCTCATTCACTACGAGCGCCATACAACACTTCTCTGCAAGCGGCGTTACGCTCGGTGCCGGATCGGCTGTAACAACGCAGTATGGTTTTGTGGCGCAGTCCGACCTTACCGCAGCCGGGACCAACATTGGTTTTTATTCGGGTATTCCAGACTCTGCTGGAGACTGGAACTTTTACGCAGCAGGTACGGCACAAAACTACTTTGCCGGTAACGTCGGCATTGCGACCACATCGCCATCCAATCCGCTTCACGTCTCTGGCGCGGCGCAGGCGACCACCTTTGAGGTTGGGAACGCATCCGATACGACTATATCGCGCGTATCTGCCGGTGTTATCGCGGTTGAGGGCGGAACTGTTCCGCTTGAAAACAGAGCCAACACATTTTCAACGAATCAAACTTTTCAGGGAGCAACAAATACATTTGAAAACTCACCTAATACAACTGCTGTTAACGTATACATAAACGCAGACAACACCAGCCAAACCTCCGCTCTTAATAGGTTGCGGTTTTTGGAAATGGATACCACGGTATCTGCTGATCGTCCCTATGGTATAATTCAATTCGGTACATCTGACGCTGGCGCAGCGATGGCTTATCCTGCTACAATTCAGGCCAAGTCAGTTGACGCAAATGGTGGTGCTTACATTGAATTTTCTACAGCCACTACGGGTGTAGCATCTACAACAGTTGGGCTTACAGTTGAGTCTGGTGCAACACTTAGTTCGCTCACCACATACAATTCAACAACCGCCAGTGCGGCAAATATGTTTGTTAGTTCTGGGGGACGCTTTCAGCGCAGCACATCATCAATAAAATATAAAAAAGATGTAGAAAATCTTCGTCATGATCTTGTTGACAATGCTGTTGATAATTTGCGCCCTGTTTGGTATCGCAGCAAAAATCCCGATGGAGATGTTTTGCCAAATTGGTCCCACATTGGTTTGATAGCCGAAGAAGTTGTTCTGGTTGAGCCTCGTCTTGTAAGCTTCAAAACACTGAATGTTTCATGGGATGAAAATGGTAATCGCATAGAAGAACAAATGCAAACCCCAGAACCAGAAGGTGTTGATTACGCCCGTTTGTCAGTGATATTGCTTGATGTTGTTCAAAGGCAAAAAATTGCAATATCTGACCTTCAGGAGCGTGTTCTAAAATTGGAAAACTTGCAATAGGTTGGCATAACATGAAAATTGAACTTACAGTTCAAGAAGCAAATTCGCTTCTTATGTTGATTGACATTGCCGTGAAATCTGCTGGCCTTCAGGTCGCACCAGCGGCAATAGCCATGATGCAGAAGATTCAACAGGCAGAAGCCGAAAGCGCAAAAACTTCTGAAGCCTAGAACATAAGTCTGGGGAGGACTCATGATATTCCATGTGGCGGCATTGCCGCACACTCACACAACTGTAGACTACATCAGTTGTGCATACACCGCCAAAGTAATCAACTTCTGCCGCATGATGAAAGATCGCGGCCATGAAGTGTATTTGTACGGCGGCGAACAAAACGAAGCGCCGTGTGACAAGCACATTGTCTGCGTAAGTGAATCAGAACGCGCCGCCCATGTTGGCGATAAGCATTTCACATCCGCCAGCTTTGACTACAATCTGCCTTTTTGGCGGAACTTCAACGACAAAGTAGCCAAGGCCATAAAAGAGAACAGGAAGGACAAAACAGACTTCATCTGTATCATTGCTGGGTACGCCCAGAAGCAGATAGCTGATGAACTTCCAGAGATGATGTCGGTTGAGTTTGGTGTCGGCTATGGCGGCTCATTCAGCAAGTACAAGGTTTTTGAAAGCTACGCTTGGATGCACCTGTGCTACGGCGCTGCCCGTGGTGGCGATCCTCATGGCGTGGACGGCAACTGGTGGGATGTCGTGATCCCCGGCTATCTGGACCCGAATCAGTTCCCGTTCAGCGAGGAAAAGGACGATTACTATCTGTTCATTGGCCGCTTGATAGATCGCAAGGGCTACAGGATCGCGGCGGATGTCTGCTTTGATCTGGGAAAGAAGCTTGTTGTTGCCGGTCAGGGAGAGCCGCCACTGGGCTGCGAATATGTCGGCGTTGTCGGGCCAGAGGAACGCGGGCGGCTTATGGCGCGGGCCAAGGCGGTATTTGTCCCGACGATATACATTGAACCATTCGGCAATGTTAACACCGAGGCACAGGCTTGCGGTACTCCGGTTATCACAACGGATTGGGGTGCCTTCACCGAGACTGTGATTGATGGCGTCACAGGCTTCAGGTGCAGGACGTTTGGGGAGTTTAAGCGGGCGGCTGTTAATGTTGAGAGTCTGGACCCGCATGTGATTCGCCAGCGGGCGGTGGAGACATACAGTCTGGATGCCATAGGCAAGAGATACGAAGATTATTTCACCCGCCTCCTGCATTTATGGGGCAATGGCTGGTACGAGGGTAGGGAATTTGGGGGCTAACTGCCCCCTTTTCTTTGTCAAAGAACCAAGGTAGTAATTGACAGGGGAGAAAGTGCTTGGAGATTGCGATGAGCCTTGACTTCCAAATCCTGTTCAATGTCGGCATTTCTGCTGTTTTCATGACTGGCGGATGGTTCTTTCGGCAACTTTGGGAAGCCGTCAAAGAACTTCGCAAAGACTTGCATACGATTGAAAAAGAAATGCCAATCAATTACATACGCAGGGATGAGTTTTCGGAAAGTATGAAAGAAATCAAAGAGATGCTGAACAAGATCAGCGACAAACTGGACAACAAGGCAGACAAATGAAAACCTCTGACGCGGGTTTGAATATCATCAAGAAGTGGGAAGGCTTGCGTCTCACTGCCTACCCCGATCCCGCTACTGGCGGTGAACCCTATACAATTGGATATGGCCATACCTACAGGGCTGGCCCGCCCAAGGTAACTCTGGGCATGAGGATTAGCAGCGCAGAGGCTCTGTCTATCCTGAAGGACGATTTGAAGCTGTTTGAGGATGGTGTTTACAGCCTGCTCAAGAAAACGCCGACTCAGGCCCAGTTTGATGCGATGGTCAGCTTGGCCTACAATATCGGCCTTGGGAATTTCAAAAAATCTACTGTTCTCCGCAAGTTCAATGAAGGCGACTTTGCTGGTGCGGCAGAAGCTTTCATGCTGTTCGTAAAGGCCAACGGCAAGGTTATGCAGGGCCTCATTAACAGGCGGTCTGATGAACGCGAATTGTTCTTGATTGGGACCAGCAAGCCAATCATGCCAGCCAAGGCGGAACCGGCCACTGTCACGCCGAAGGCTGATTCGGAGGTCATCATCTCAGAGCCTAAGCCAGTGTATGCCAGCAGGCGCGTATGGGCCTCCATGATGGGTTGGCTGGGCGGTGGCGGCGTGGCTACATTTGGTGCCTTTTCTGGGTTTGATTATCGGACGCTTCTGGTTCTGGTTGGTGCCTTGGGGCTGTTCGTTCTGTTTTTCTGGTTCATTTACCGCAAGGAAATCAGGCAGGGGTTGTTCAGCAAGTGATGTGGCTCCTGCGAGTTCTGGCATGGGTGGGGCTGCCTTCTTGGGTAGCCCCTTTGCTCATTTCTGGGGCAATCGCTGCTGCCCTTGGCGGGGCTTACATCAAGGGGCGGATGGATAGTGCCGCCAACTGCCGTGAGAGGGAACTTGCCGCTGTAATCGCTTCTATGGAGCGCGACAGACAGATTGCCTTGGAGGCGGATCGCAAGGCCAAAGACCTAATCAAGCGTCTGGAAGAACAGGCGAAGAAAGACGATGAGGAGATTGCCAAGTATGCGGAAGAACTGCGTAGCCGCCCTGACAGGTGCGATCTTACTCCCGGTGATGTTAACAGGCTGCTCAACACTCGGGGGCGTTAAGCCCCAGCCTGTTGAATTGCCCGCTCCGCCAGCCTGTATGGCCCCTATAGCGGTCCCGACGATTGAGCCGGGGATGGATGCCCGCCTTGCTCTTGCCCGTCACAGGGCGGCCCTGAAGGATGCCAATGGTAGGCTCTCTTGCTCAAGAGAATGGTATTCCTTCGTCCGCAAGGACTATGCTAAGAACTAGATTCAACAACAATTTTCGGGTATGGTAAAAACCCGGCGCAAAGAGGTTAACGAGGCGTAAAATGGCAGGATTGACTTACGCGACTTACAAGACTGCTTTGGCTACGCTTTCAGTCGTGCCGGAAAGCGATCCGAATTGGCTGGCTATTCTTCCAGACACTATTGAATACGCTGAACTTCGCATTTACCGTGACCTTGACCTGTTGCAGACCGTCACGCGCAGCTACAATTACAATTGTAATGGCGGCGGAATGTTTACAAATGCCTTCCCTATTGAAGACTTTGTGACTGTGCAATCAATCAATGTCGCAACGCCAATTGGCATTACCAACCCCAATCAGGGAACGAGAACGCCGCTTTTGCCGGTCAACCTGAGTTTCATTCAGTATGCCTATCCAAGTTCAACCGGCTCCGGCATTCCCAAGTATTTCGCCATGCTTGACCAGAATACGGTTGCCTTTGGGCCTTGGCCGGATGACGATTACATGCTTGAGATTACAGGGACGTATAGGCCGGAAACGCTTTCCGAGACAAATACCACAACATTCATTTCACAGTGGTTGCCTGATTTGTTCCTGATGGCATCAATGATCTTCGTCAGCGGCTACCAGAGAAACTTTGGACGCCAGAGTGATGACCCTGCAATGGCTCAATCTTATGAAAGCCAGTATCAGGCGCTTCTTCGCGGCGCGACTGTTGAGGAATATCGCAAGAAGTTTTCCGCCTCTGGCTGGACTTCAATTTCTCCGTCCCCCGTGGCAACTTCTGGCAGGGGATAGTAAATGCCTCACGCTACGCTCAAGCTTATTCCGGGCGTTGATACTACCAAGACGCCGACCCTTAATGAGATGGCGGTTTCTTACAGCAATCTTGTCAGGTTTTTCCCCGACAGAAGCGGCCTTGGTCTTGTACAAAAACTTGGCGGATGGGAATCCTACATCGTTAGCGGATTTGATTATCCAATCCGTGAATTGAAAGCGTGGAGCGATCTTGAATACACAAAGTATCTAGCCATTGGCAGCGAGTCTACAGATGGCGCAACTGTTTATAATGCGACAGGTGGAGAAACAGCTAATGTTACCCCTTACTATTTTGTCCAGAGTGAGGAATCAAGCTACACAAATACGGGTGTTGCGCTTCCAAGCATTACAATTTACGACCCAGTTGTTGTAGCTACCACAGCACTTTTGACGGCATCATATAACAACGGTTCAAGCGGCGTAGGTGCCACGCTGACCAATACCGGAACCTTTGCACCGCTATCAATAGATGGCGTGAATTTGGCGCAATATGACAGAGTTCTTGTAAAAAACCAGACAGGTCTTACGGCGCAAAACGGTATATATGAGGTAACAACTGTAGGAACAGTTTCAACTGCTTGGGTTCTTACCAGAGCAACGGATTTTGACACCACAGCAGAAATTCAACGCGGCGCTTCATTTTTTGTCAGCAGTGGAACTGTAAACAAAAACAGATATTATTACTGTAGCAATGCTACCGCAGTTACGATTGGTACAACTGGAATTGGATTTATTCGTGGTGGCGGCTTCACTACGGCAAATGGTACAGAGTCAATCACATTCTACACAACGGATGTGCCTTCTTCCGCTTCATACGCATTTTTCCCAACCATAGTTAATGTTGGGAACATCAATCTTCAGGGGCCTTATGACATCCTGACTACGGGTGATGGATTTTTTACGTTTGCTGTTCCGAGCGTACTGACAACAATAGCGAAGATAAGCGCAGTAACCCTTACCGCATCAAGCAGAACAGTAACTGTTCAATTCAGTACGCCTCACAGTTTTTATAGCGGGCAAAACATTTATGTTGCCAATGTAACGGATTCAACATTCAACGGCTCTTTTACCATCGGCACAGTGGCTGGTGATGTTACAACTTACACCATAAAATATACGCAAACTGGCGTTTCTACTGCAACATCTTCAAATGGAGGTACAGTAAACGCTCGCGTAAATTTCGGTGGTGAACCTCCCAAATTTAACACAACAATCGGATCACCAGTTGTTCAGGTAACGCTTGTAAACCACGGTTTTTCTGTTGGTGACACATTCAACATTCCAGTATCAACTTCAGTTGGTGGGATAACACTTAGCGGTCTTTACACTGTAACAAAGGTCAATAGTCCTGCTATTGGCAATTACTCTAGCACTTTTGAAATAACCGCCAACAGGAATGCTACTTCTGCGGCAAGCCAGTGGGAAAACAACGGTAATATATACGCAAAGTATTTTGTAAGCCTTGTTCCGCAAAGTCAGGGTGCAAACTATTATTATGGCGGCGGAATTTATAATGAGGGCCGCTATGGAAACGGATATGTACCGGCCAATGTTGTCGGTGATCCCATAACAGCAGATGACTGGACATTTGATAATTGGGGTTCAGTTCTAATTGGATGCCCGAAAAACGATGCCATTTACTACTGGCAGCCGGTTGGAAGTGCGGTTCAAAATCTTGGGTATATGCCCAATGCTCCAGTCTACAACTTGGGAGCATTTGTTGCGATGCCTCAGAGGCAAGTCATTGCCTATGGTTCATCTTTTGGAACAATCCAAGACCCTTTGCTTGTGAGATGGTGCGACCTTGAAGATTTCACGGTGTGGAATGCTCAGGCAAACAATCAGGCTGGCAGTTATCGCATCCCAACAGGGTCAAGGATTGTTGGCGGTATTCAAGCTTCACAGCAGGCTTTTATTTGGACTGATCTTGATGTCTGGTCCATGACATATATTGGACAGCCTTACGTTTATAGTTTTAACAAAGTCGGTGCAAATGCTGGCCTTATTTCGCAAAAAGCCGCCGGTCAAATGGGCGGTGTTGTGTATTGGATGGGACAGAAACAGTTCTTCAAATTCTCTGGCAACGGGGTTGAGGTAATACCTTGTCCTGTGTGGGACCAGATTTTCCAAAATCTGTACCCCGGAGTTGACGAAAATGACAATCCATACACAGACCGCATAAGGTGCGCCACAAACACCCAGTTCAATGAAGTGACTTGGTATTTCCCCGCTCATTACCTGAACGAGATTGACCCGGCGACTGGCATTGCGCTTCCCAATCAAACCTTGGGAACTGGTGAAATCAATGCCTATGTGAAGTATAATATCGCATTGAACCAATGGGATTATGGCTATCAAGACCCTGAAAACTCAAATGTTCTTGTCGGTCGTACTGCTTGGATTGACCAATCTGTTTTGGGTCCGCCAATAGGCGCTGCTGCCCTTTCTTCTGTTGACTCAGCAAACACAACATCTGTTGTCTATCAGCATGAAACCAGCAACAATGCTAATGGTTACGCATTGCCTTCGGGTTTCACAACTGGTTACGCCTCAATTGCTGAAGGCGACAAGATGACATTCATAGATCAGGTTTGGCCTGATATGAAATGGGGTCAGGTTGACCAAGCTAAAAATGCTGACGTAGATATTACTTTTTATGTCGCCAATTATCCCGGCGATACGCCTGTCCAGTATGGCCCGTATAACGTGACTCGCAGCACAGAATATTTGAGTGTTCGTATGCGCGGGCGTTTGATTGCAATCAGCATGTCAAGCAATGACACAAATAGTTTCTGGCGCATTGGCGCTATGAGATACAGGTTCCAAGAAGATGGCAAATACTGAGGTGGCTCATGGCTGGCGTTGATGATCTTGTAACAGTTCAAAAGAATGGTGTTACAGCCGTAAATTCTCTTGTTCAGGAACTTATCAATTTCAAAACCGCTTATTCCAATTTTGTCGGCACTTCGTCAACCACCGGCATAACTGGAGACACGGCAATTGTTGCTTCATCTGGACGCTTGGTAACAGTGTCCGTGATTACGGCTGCGGCTGGCGGCAAAATTTATGATTCGGCCACTGTGTCTGGTGCATCTGATGACAACGCCATATACACAATTCCAAATTCAACCGGGGCTGTTGCCGTTAACTTCCCATTCACAAATGGCCTTGTGGTGAAGCCAGCGTCATCATCTGTTGTCAGCATATCCTATTCAGAGGACGCATGATGAGCAAATCTCCCTCAAAAGCCATTAACAAGGCGGTCAATCTCGCAAAAAAGATAACCGCGCCAGAACCTGTCACGCCTATTGGAGAGGCTACAAAGCTTCATACGGGTGCCATCAAGGCTCCGGTTGCGGGTCGCACGGATCACCTACCGATGCACGTTCCATCAGGTTCCTATGTCATTCCGGCTGACATCGTTTCCGCCATTGGCGAGGGCAATACAGCACATGGTTTTGATATTGTTGATTATATGGTAAAGCAGCGCATGGCTTCTGGCGGCGATGTTAACGAGATGGGCAGTGGAGACCCTGTGGCTATTGTGGCTGCGGGTGGCGAATATGTAATTCCCCCGGAGGCTGTTATTGGCTTCGGTGGCGGGGATATGGACGCTGGACACAAGGCTTTGGATGAGTGGGTCAAGTTTGAGCGCGCCAATACGATCAAGACGCTCCAGAAACTTCCCCCGCCAAAGAAAGATTAACCGGGGAGAAAGCAATGAAGAAGGCACACGAAATCCATGTCAGGACGGCAACGCCAGAGGATGAGGACAGCATAATCAAGCTGGCGCACTTGGTTGGCGTTGAGAATGGTCTTTTCCAGATGAACGAGGAAAAGGTCCGCAATTTGTTGCGCCCGCTTTTGTATTTACATGGCGGGATTGTTGGCGTTATTGGGTCTGGAGACGGGATGGAAGGCGGGATCATATTGCGTATTTCGCAAAATTGGTACTCGGACGCATCTTTCCTTGAAGAAATGTGCGTTTTCGTGCATCCTGACTACCGCGCGGCCAAGGGGGGTAGGGCGCGTAAATTGGTTGAGTTTGCCAAGAAGGTAAGCGAGAAATTGGAAATGCCCCTCATGATTGGTGTTCTCAGCAATTCGCGCACCGACGCCAAGACGCGGCTTTACGAGCGGCAGTTTGGCAATCCGGCTGGGGCATTTTTCCTGTATGGCATGAAGACTGGAATGTTGGGCCAACAGGAAATGATTAACTAAGGAGATGCACGGTGGGCGGCGGCGGTAAGGGCGGCAATACAACTACATCAAGTTTCAAGCCACCAGAAGCCTTTATGAAGGCTTATCAAGAATCTCTGGATATGGCCAGAGATGCTGTTAACAGGCCATATGAGCAATACAAAGGTGATCTTGTCGCTGGCCTTACCCCCACGCAGCAGCAGGGTATTGCAAACATCAATGCCGCCCAAGGCATGGCTCTCCCCGCAATCCAGAAGGGTATGGGTTATACGGAGCAGGCTGCCAAGGGCATCACCCCCGGCCTCTACAACCGTTTCTACTCCCCCTACGTCAAAGACGTTGCCAATACGACATTTTCCAACCTCATGGAAAGTCAGGCGCAGCAGCAGTCTGGCTTGAAGTCTGGGGCCATTCAGGCCGGTGCCTTTGGTGGCGACCGTGGAGGCGTGGCACAGGCAGAAATGGCCCGCCAGCAGCAGCTTGGCAACGCTATGGCCATGTCCAACATTTACAATCAGGGCTACGGTCAAGCTATGGGGCTTGCTGGGCAGCAAGTGGCTAATCTTGGCGCTATGGGCCAGCAGATGGCCGCATTGGGTGCAGGCGCGCAGGGGTCTGTTCTACAGGGCGCTCAGGCCCAGATGGCCGCTGGCGCTCAGGAGCAGGCTACCAAACAGGCCGAACTGCAAGCGGCATATCAGCAGTGGATGCAGAAACAGGCTTACCCGTATCAGAACGCCCAGTTCTTTGCGAATATCGCGCAGGGTCTTGGCGCTGGTGCTGGTGGAACCTCAAGCACGACTGCCCCGGCTCCAAATATCTGGTCGCAAATTTTCGGCGGCATCGGCGCTATCGGAAGCATTTACTCCGACAAGCGCATGAAGGAAAACATTGAGGCAGTCGGTACTCTGAATGATGGTCAGACCGTCTATCGCTATAACTTTAAGGGCGATCCTAAGACGCAAATCGGTCTTCTGGCTCAGGAAGTTGAGGAACAGAAGCCCAATGCCGTGACTCAGGTCAAGGGCCTGAAGATGGTAGACTACAAGGGCGCAACAGATGATGCCGCCAAGATGTCCAGCATGGGCGGCGTTGTCGGTCCTGCCATGAACCGGCAGGGTTTAGCTGGCGGTGGAGTTTCTTACTATCCGTATGGCGATGCAGAATCATATGTGCCTGAAGGAAAAATTGAGGGCCGTCAGGATACTATTGGCTACAGAGCGCCAAAACCTCAGACAGATAGTGGTCTATCTGAAGACTGGAAAGATATTTCTCCGATTTCCAGCAGTCAGGCGAGTGGACTTCGCGCTCTTGCTAAAGATGTTGGACTTGATTTGCCCAAGAGCAAAGAGGCAGAAAAATACGACGAAGAAAACACAAGTGACAATCCTTTGCGTGCTGGGGTTTTGGCGGTCAGGGAAAAATTTTTCCCGTCCCAAGCTGCATCTGGCGGTGTTGTGGGGCGCAAACATTATCAGGATGGCGGCATGGAAGATGTGCCGACAAATGAAGGTCTTGCGTCTGTTCCAGCGCCGACAACAGCCGCAGAGCCAGAGTTCAAATATCCTACAAATGAAGAAGTTGAAGCGTACATCGCGCAGGAAGCTGCAAGGCGCAACATTGACCCTGAAGTCGCTGTACGTGTTTGGCGGTCTGAGGGGGCTTCTGGCGACCCGCGTGAAGCGTGGCAGTCAAAAGTCATTAACAAGCGCGGTGAGCGCGAACGCAGCTATGGACCCTACCAACTTTACATGGAGGGTGGCCTTGGAAATGAAATGGTTGGCAAAACTGGTCTTTCACCAGAAGACCCCCGTAATTGGAAGCCAAGTGTGGGATTTGCCTTGGATCAGGCGGCGACTGGTGGCTGGGGGCCTTGGCATGGGGCAAAAGCAATCGGTCTTGATGAAAAAGCCGGTCTTGCAAATGCACGGCCAATTGGAGACTATTCTGGAACCCGGTCTGGGGTTGGTGCAACAGTTGCACCAGTGACATCCGATGCGGAAGGGTTGGCGGCTGTTCCCGCTCCTGAAACTGAAACAAGTGGTTTGGTAATTAAGGGTGAAAAGCCACGCTCCAAGCTTGATCTAAGCAAGATATTTGCCAGCGAAGAAAACCCAAGCTTGATTGAAAAGATCATGGGCCGCCGTCTTTCGCCGGAAGCCCGCTCTGCCGTCATGAATGCAAGCTTCGCTCTTATGGCGGGTCGCTCTCCGTTCTTCTTCACCAATCTTGGTGAGGCGGGTAAGGTTGGCACTCAGACATACTACAATGCTTTGGCCCAAAGGGCGAATATGGCTGGCAAGCAAGCTGAAATTCAGAAAACATTGACTGAATCTCAGTTGCGTCAGTTTGAAATTCAAAAGGCAAATGCTGAGTTCTATGGACCAATTCTTCAAGATGCTATGCTGAGAAACAATGGTATTCTTCCTGAAAATATGAGGCATCTTGTTGAGAAAATGGGGCCATTCGCTGAAGCTTACATTAGTTCTGTTTCAAAACCCATCGCTCCGCCAAGCCTCGGTGAAGTTTCATCTTCGTCTACAACTGCGCCCGTTACTGCCGCCCCTCCCGCTCCTACCGCTAAGAGGACGGAATCCGCTGGCGTTGAGTCAATTACTCCGCCCATCGAAGGGGGTGGTGTAGCCAGTACCGCAAATACAGGCGAACAAAATGTACCGTTTGCAGATTTGTTAAGTGACCCCGCATATTTGTCAGGAATAGTAAATAACTCAAATCTTCCTTACGCTACAAGGATGGCGGCAAAAGCAAAACTTGAGTCTGCCAATGAAAAACTTGCCGATAACAACGGCATTTATATAGGCAGAGACGGAAAGCCGCATGTTTATGCTGGTTGGCAGGAGTTGATTGCCCAGCAAGAAGGTCTTAAAACAGCAGCCTCGGAAAAAGCTAAAGCTGGATACGATCTTGTTGATGTTGTTAATCCGGCAACAAATCAGAAAGTCAAGATTCCGCGTTCTGAGGCTATTAAAAATCCAAACATAAGTGAACTCTCTCCGCTTCAAGTGAAGGGGATAGAGACTCTTTCAAAACAACAGGCTGAAGGAGCGGAGATTTTGCCGCAGCTTCAAACTTATCGCAATCAACTTATTCAGCTTGCCCGTTTGATGGAGCATTATCGCACTGGTATGGGGCAGCAAGAGGTAGGCGCGGCGATTAAGGCGGCTAGGGCTTTGGGGATTGACACAAGCGGACTTGATGCATCATCAAGTCCTGAAGATATGGAAAAATTTATCAAGGGTCAATATACCGCTGTGTTCAATCAAATTAAGTCTATTGGGAGTAGATTTACAAACCTTGAAATGTCAAACATGATTAAGGCCAATCCAAATCCAAGCCTTGAGCCAGAAGCAAATGCTTCAATTTTGGCGCAGTTGATTGGTGCCGCAAATCACGATTTGGCGCGTCAGGAAGCATTTAATGAATGGATTGCGCAGAATCCAAACGCCAGTAATATTGGAGAGTTCTTGACTGAATTCTACGCTGATCCCAATAACTCTCCTTTGGAATTCCAAAAGAGGGCGGCTAAGGACATTGCTTATATAGGGATGGATGTTCCAAGAACTTCAGATGGAAGTATCAACGCTAACAAATTGATTGTTGGAAAAAGATATGTTCTTCAGAACAAGAAGACTGGAGAATACAGTCCTTGGGTCTTTGACGGGTCAAAGCTAGTTCCGGCTAATGTTGATGTGGTGACACCATAATGGAAAATGAAATTCAGCCTTACGATCCCAACACTGAACTTTCCTTTGATGAAAAGGATGAAGAGTCTGCTGAACCAAACATACTTAAAATTCCTGAAGTTTCACTGCCAGAAGCCGCTATTTCTGCTGCAAAGCAGGGCTTTACTATGGGCTATTACCCGGAAGCGCAAGCCTATCAGCGCGCTTACGAGGAACTAAAATCAAAGCTTCCAAAAGGCCAAACGCCTTTGGACAAAAGGCGGTTTCCAGCTTATCAATCAGTGCTTGAGTCACCAGAATACAAACAATTTCTTGAAGAAGAGCGTTCAAGGGTAATTGCTGGCAAAGAGCAATATCCAATGACAAGCTTTGGCTGGGAATTGGCCGGAACTGTTGCAAATCCTGCTACTTGGATTGCCCCCGAAGTAAAAGCGGGTCAAACTCTATACAATATCGCCGCGCGCGGAATACCAGCCGCTGCTCAAATGATGTTTTATAATGAACCCAAAAAGCCTTTTGAAAAGGAAGATACTGCCTCCGATATAGCAATGAAGGCGGTTGAGGGGGCGTTTTTGGGTAATTTGGGGGGTGTATTAGCTGACAAAGTTATATCCCCAGCGGCAAAGACAATTCCTGAAACTGGAGCCAATCTTTTAGAAGCGGCAAGACGTTTGAAAATTTCTGGTGTTCCCATTCCAGAAATCCCCCGTTATTTGACTACAGATAGTTCCGTGGCAAAATGGATTACAGAGAAATTAGCCAAAACACCTTTGGCTGGTGAACCTTTGCACGGTATTCCAGAAAAATATAGAACTGGCCTTGAAGAGACAAGGAGTGGAATTTCTGATTTTGTAAATCCCACTATGCCAGATCAATCAATATATGATGCTGGCAAAAAACTTCAAAATGATATTGGAAGTTGGGTTGAATCTCAAAAACAATATTTTAACAATCAATACGATATAAATGTATCTTCAGTAATTGATGATACACAGCGCGTTCCTTTGGCAAATTCTGGAAACGCAATTTCGGATATTGTGCAAAAAAGGGCAGCAATTGGCCCCGGAGTTTTTGATCTGAATAGGGTGCAAGATGTTAGAGATGCAACATCTGGTGTAGTTAAGCCAATTCTAAGGGCAATGGAAGAAGGTCGTGGTAAATCTTTCAGCGAAATAAAAAATCTGAGAACTTACCTCAGGGAATTGTATGGCAATCCCGCCAACAACATTTCAGAATCGGAATACAGGACTATTTATAAGGCATTATCTGATGATATGGAGGAGGCCGCCAAACTTTCTGGTGCATCAAATTATAATGAATACAAACGGATAGACCGCGAGTATTTTGACAACATTAACGCAATTGATGATTTCCAATCATTTTTTGGCGGCTTTGAAAAGCGCGGCTCTAATTACGTTTTTTCCAGCACTCCAGAACAGCTTGTTGGAAAAATAAGAGATGCGATGAAGGAGGGTAAGGGGGGTTCTTACGACAAAGTGCGCACAATGATGAATGTATTGACCCCAGAGGGTCGTGATTCATTGCGCAAATATATAATTTCAAATTTGGGATCAAAGTTGTCTCCTGAAAGTCCAAATGTTTCTGTTTTTGATCCGCAATCTTTTATGAAAGAGTATGGTTCGTTATCAAAAAAGGCAAAGCAAGAAGTTTTTGGTAATGATTTATCTAGCGCGCTAGATGATCTATATACATTGTCAAGTCCATTTAAGGTAACGTCTGGAAAAAGTAGAATGGGTTCAATTTCTCCTCCCTCTGGTTCGGAAGAGCAGGCCGGAGAAATTAAAGTTGGATTGTCATATCTTGCCAACCCAATTGCTACTATTGGGAGCATTATGGGTGGGCGTACATTTACAGGATTTATGGCAAGCCCAACGTCTGTAAAAAGAATAGGAAATCTTGCCAGAGCCTTAAAAGCGGTTCGTGATAATCCGGCATCTCGCGGCGCTCAGGCTGCTTTGGCTCAATCAATACGTCAGTTTCCAATAGAAATTGGAAAGAGTGCTTCTGCTGATGATTATGCAAGAACTTGGGGCATTTCAAAAGAGGCCGCTAGTAATATTTATAATTCTTTATACGGAAAAGATGAGCAAGAAGCGACACAGCAATCATCTGGTGGCCGCGTAGCCCGCAAGTCTGGCGGCAGGACCACTGGCAACGCCATCAGCGCCGAAGTCAAGCGTGTGCGCGCCCTACTATCAGAGAAGACAGCTTCCATGCTATCTGTCCCTGATGACGCAATCGCAACTGCCCTGCATCTCGCAAAGAGGACATAACAATGCCTACAACCACAACAAATCTTGGACTTACGCTTCCTACTCCAAACATTGATACTGACTGGGGTAACACGCTTAACCAAGACTTTTACCTGATTGACAATCTTTTTGCCGCCAACGGAACTGGTACTTCTGTAGGGGTTCAGGTTGGAAACGGAAAAACGCTTGTAATGAGCGGCACACTTATTTTTGGTGACAATGATGGCACAGCTTCCGCATCCGCAGCTACTGCTATCAGGGGTACGGCCAAGACAGGCACAAATGTAACAGGCCCTAATTTAGTTATTCAGGCCAGCAATGGAACGGGAACTGGCGGTTCTGGCGCAATCAGGTTCCAAACATCCCCTCCCAGAGAATCTGGTACACTAGCCGGAGTACCGAGGAATGTGCTTACAATTGACAATGAAGGGAACATTACAGCAAATGTAGGTTCATTTTTGGGTCCAAACGGTGTTCCCATTGGAGCAAATGTTGCCGGTATCAATTCTCAAACAGGAACGTCGTATACTCTTGTTATAGGCGACTCTGGAAAACTCGTCAGCATGGACAATAGTGCTGCAAATACCTTGACTGTTCCTGAGAATGGAAGTGTTGCGTTCCCAATTGGGACTGTTGTCAACATCGTTTCTCTTGGTGTTGGTCAGACAACAATTGCCGCAGCGAGTGGCGTAACGATTTACAGTTATGGAAACAAGACAAAACTGACTGGCCGCTATTCTCAGGCTGCCATCATCAAGAGAACAAACAATAGCTGGGTTCTTGCTGGCGATTTGATTGCGTGAGGTTGAAATGCCTGCTGTACCGGGTTGCGTGGTTCCTGCTCAAGTAAATAGCGTCCTTCAAGTTTCTGGGAAGACAACTGATGGGCAGCTTTTGTCTCTTGGTAATGGTATCAACTATTACCAGTTCAAGGCGTGGGCTGGCGGTGGTGGAGGTGGGCGCGGTTCATCGCCGGACGGCGGCACTGGCGGTGCCGGTGGGTTTGTCTCTGGGTTCTACACCGTTGATCCTGACAATAATATCCCTGTGACATTTTTTGTCGGTAGCGGTGGTTCTGCTGCGTCAACTGGCGACAATGGCGGCGGCGGTGGAACTTGGACAGGCGTTTTCCCCGGCGATCTTTCCGCCATGAAGGCATCTTGCAGGGTGGCGACAACTGCAAATCTTTCTGCGACTTATGACAACGGTTCTTCTGGCGTAGGCGCTACACTTACAAATAATTCAACAAAAGCTGCCATAAAAATTGATGGCGTGACACTCGTTTTGAATGACAGGATTCTTGTAAAAAACCAGACCAACAAGGCTCGTAATGGCATCTATAAAGTTACGACTGTAGGGAATACAACGGTAAACTGGGTCATCACAAGAACGACTGATTTTGATTCAAACGCAGAAATTGATTACGGGTCATCTACATACGTTGTTGAAGGTGACACCAATGCGACTGATTACTTCTACTGTACTACACAGTCTAATGTGACTGTAGGCACAACTGACATTGATTTTGACCTTGGTGCGCCGTTCTTTGTTGCTGGTGCCGGTGGTGGTGGCGGTGGCGCTCTTAACACTGCTGGCGGCGCTGGCGGCGGCGGCGGCGGTATTACCGTAGCATACAATGGTGATGCTGGTTCTGGTTCCGGGGCCGGTGGAGGTGGTGGTGGGGCCACATTCAAGGCTGGTGGTTCAGCAGGAACGAGTTCTGCAACGGTTGGCCTTGTCGGATCAAAATGGAGCGGCGGCAATGGAAATCCGCCGTCTGGCTCCGGCGGCGGCACAAATGGTTTTGCTACTGAAACAGGAGAAGATGTAGGCAACGGCGGTGAGACATCTAGCGGCTCAGGCAAAGCTTTTGGTGGCGGTGGTGGTGCTGGCTGGTATGGCGGCGGCTCTGGAGGCTCTGGCACTGGAAGCGGCGGTCAGGGCGCTGGCGGTGGCGGCGGTGGCACCAGTTATGTCAATAGCACATTTATAAACTCTCTTACCGACAATGTTACAAGTGGACAAACTGGATCAACAACCGCGCCTGAGAATACAGACCCTAATTACGGCGACAATGCTGCAAAGGGTGGTGCTGGTGGAGATTCGGCCAATGATGGCGGAGATGGAAGGCTGGTTATCCTGTACTAACGAGGTACAATACTTCCATCCATTTTACGCTTCCACTTGGACCCCTTGCTTCCCGGCAGGGGGTTCTTGCTTTTCTTGATGCCCAGATGCTTTGCCTTGGCGCGCTTTGCCTTTGCCGCCCGTGCATGATCTCCTGTAGAGCCGCTGGTCTTAATCATGGCGCAAACTTCATGGACTGGGGCCATATTGGCCTCTGTGTCTTCGCCGCCCAGTTCCAGCGCCCTTAGATGCTCTACAATCCACCTTTCACGGACGCCATCAATCTTGCCATTGCACAAGGCGCAAACGCCCTTGTGGTCTTCCCAGACCTTGAGGCGAAGGCGGGGCGTCAGCTTCTTCCTCTTGGTGGTGCCTACATCTTCAGTCATTTTTTAACAATTCTACCAGTTCTTCCATTTTTCTAAGATTTATTTGATCTATGAAAAATGCCGATCTGTTTTTACCACTTGGGTCTGACCAGAATTTTTCTTGTTTCCCGTCTTTCCCATATATCCAACCAACCAGCCTTACTTTGGGCTGGTCACTTAAATCAGCCAAAACAAATGGAAAATCATCTTTGTCTTGTGGGTGCAAGATAAGAGAGTGGAAGCTTTTTGTTATTGTCCTTACCTCAACACATCCGCCTACATCAGCAGCGCCATAATCTCCCACGGCTCCGCTCCAGTAAAGGTTTAGTGCTTTTGCAACAGCCATTTCTCCGCGAGTACCTATCAAGTTAAGTTCTTCACTTCCTTCCTTTTCAGGCGCTCCATATCTTCCGGGTAATTTCTTTTTCATATTCATAATTGTTCTTTGGCCGCCAATTAAATGGGCAACCTGCATTTCGGCCCACGACAATGTTACTATCATCTAAAGTTCTGACCAGCGCGGCGCGTGGCTTCCTCTGTACGATACGTTTCAATGATGGTGTCCGCCTTGTTGCGATCCGCCCGCGCGTGTTCGTCCGCTTCAACGGCGGCTACTTCTTCTTCGCAGGCTTCGTGGTACAAAGGGTGAGCCTCCGCCCATGCCTCGCGGGCTATGGCTGACGGCTGGTTGCTTTCCAGAATTAGCTTGGCCCTGATGCGCTTGCGCTTGAACTCGGCCCGCAGCCTCCGCGCTCTGGCGGATGCGATTATGTCGGAGGAGGTCGCCAAATAGTTCAGCGCCTCCTCCATCATTTCGTCTGTTACCAGACGGGTCATTATCCCTTGCGTCCCTCGTTATACACAAGGTTCAGGATAACCTCGCCCTCGTAATTGGGGAGGGGCAACGCAAACAGCTTGAGGGTGATGTTATCACCTTCCGGCCTAGCCCAAGCCCGCCCGATCTTGAGCCAATTGGTGCGGCCCTTGCGGTCAGTCTTGTAGTGCATGACATCCCAGATGTCATTGTCACGCGATGCGGTTTCGGTGTTCTCTGTCGGCGCAGAATCATCAAAAGTCACTGTGGGTTCCTCTCAAAAAGGCACATCGTCATTCAGTTCTTCATGAATGGTTTTGCTGGCGGTCTGGGCCACGCCTTCGCGCTTCTTGAACAATCCTCCCTGACTCGCTGGCTTGTCAGGCTTGTCAGTCTTCTTGCCCGCCGAATCTTCCTTCAACTGGAAAGCCAGTGAAAAGAAATCCTCGCCCTTCTTACTGGTTTTCTGCCAAGCACTGACCCAGTATTCCACCAGTTCACCATCAGGTGTCTTGATGGTGCAAGCCCCCCGAAGATGCGGGTGACTCTCTTTCTGGCGCTTGTCGTTCTCAAACAAAGCGCCGCTATTGGTGTTATCGTACTCAGACATTCTTGTTCTCCTTGGCTACAAGTTCTTTCCCGCGCGCAAGGAACACGTTGTACAGTTCCGTGTATTCATCAGAACCTTTGACAACTGTTGCGGCCTTGCGGTTTTCTTCTTCTGACTTCCACCAATCCTTCAAGTCGGCGGATGTTTCTGCCCTGCTGATGGCGATCCTGCCGCCTTCCAGATAGAACTGGCGGGCGTTCTTGTCTGCGGCCTCGCGGTCGCGGTCGCCCTGAGATTCTTCCGGGTCATTTCCGGTCTCAATCTGGAACAACTTGAACAGCATATACTTGTTGGCACCAGTCAGGGCCTTGTACAGTCCCTTGTCGCCAACGCCGTTCTTGTTGCGATCACCGCCACAACCGGCGGCAATGATTGGCTGCGGCCACACGGCTCCGCTTATGTGCGCCAGCGTATAGTGGACGCTAACCGTAGTGTTGCCGTGAGGATCAACACTACTCACCTGTTGGACGCTCGGGATCAGGATAAGCCCGTGCTTAACCATAGCAGGGCGCAGCCGCTCCAGAACATCAGCCTCGCTGGCATAGCGATAACCGTGGAAAGTGTTTTCGCCAGTCTTTTGGACATAAGCAGCCTCCTGCATCACTGCGTTAACGGCGCGGAGAATAACTGCTTCTGGAGTTAGCGTTTCGGTTATTTCGGTTGGGGGTGTCTTAGCCATATTTACCTCACTTGAATTGTGGTGCCGCCGTTGGATAGAGTGGCACCTGTTACGTTACTTCCATTCTTCAAGGCGTTCCTGATAGCCGTCTTATTCGGCTCTTTGGTCACGCGCATGAATTCATCAGGTATAGCAGTTTCGTTTGTAATAATCACCTTGTCGGGCGAGTTTACCACAGAAATCTTGGCCTCTGGCAGTGATATGGATTTGATACCGGCAAAATCCATCAGGCGGTGCATCAGGGCGCGGAAAAACTGGGCGCGGTGGGTAAGGCGCGTCTGACGCTCCCGAAGCCGTCCTATGCGCTCTGAAACGGCTTCTGCGAGGGTTTCGTTCTCCCTCATTTCGCCAAGGAACCGCTCCATCAGTTCATTGAAGCGGGTATTCCCCTCCAGCGTGTCCTTCAGCAGTTCCTCATCAGTTGCAAGCTGCGGATAATCTGCAAGTAAGATGTTGATTTGTTTTATTACATCTTCGGCGGCTAGTGTCGGATTTGACATACCTATCTCCCTGTTGCCAAAATGGCTTTGTTAATGTACAGTAACCGGCATAGATTGAAACGGCTGGCGCTTACAAAGTGGTGGAAATCGTCATCCCAAGGCCACCGTCTATCAATCGCCTCTGGCGCATAGGCAGGGGAAGAATGTTCCGGTCAGCCGAATACATGGCATGGCTGGATGAGTGTGAGCAGGTAATTAGGGCGGCTCAAATCGCCCCTGTGCGCGGCTCCTACAAGCTGCTGATACGGGCGAGAAGGCCAGATAACAGACGGAGGGACATAGACAATATTGGAGGTAAGGCGGTCAACGATATGCTCCAGAAAACGGGCATAGTTGAAGATGACTGCATGTGTGAAATGATAATTTGTAAATGGGTCAACTACGGACCAGACACTTCTGTCAAAATAACCCCAACCAGAGGACACCATGAGTTACAAGGAAGAACTGCAAGCGCACTACAAGGCGGTCAGAAAGCGGATGCTGCAAAACGCG